GCCTTGCTTAGTTTTGCTCCTTCATTAGTAAGTTTATTAAGTGATAAGACAGAGGCGAAAAATTCTGTTATATCTATATTCAATAAGTTGTTAGAAAATTAAAAGTAACTCTTGAAGAAGTGAAGAAACAAAGAAAAGAGGGAATGCCGACATCGGGAGACATTCTCTCTTTTTTACAGCAACGCTTTCAATTTCTCCTCCAGCACGAATTTGGCAATGGCTCCGACCTGCCGTCCGACCTCCTTGCCGTCCTTGAAGAAAATCACCGTCGGTATGTTCCGGATGGAATACCTTACGGCTATGTCGTTGTTCTCTTCCACGTCACACGCAGCGATAACCGCCTGTTCCTTGTAGGCCTCCGCTAACTCCGCAACCATCGGTGCCAACGCCTTGCACGGGCCGCACCACTCGGCGCCGAAATCGACCATGAGCGGCTTCTCCATAGAGAGCAGCTCATCAAAGTTCTTCTCTGTCGCTTGTATCATAATCATTCGTTATAGGTTATACTCAAAAGGCTGCAAAGATACCGAAATATCCCCGGATCGCAAACACAAAACCGCCCCTTTTCAAAAAGAAGCGGTCCCATGCAAGAGAATGAAAGCTAAATGGTATCCCCATCTCCAATCTGAATATCAAAGGGATTGAGGTCGAACTCGTGCGTAATATTGGTATCGTCCTGCTGGCTCTCCATGCCGTCCTCGCTGAAGATACAGCCTTTCAACGTGACGGTGGTGGTCGTCCAGTCATCGCTGGCCATCGGGTTGGCGAACGAGATGATCAGGTCGAACTCTCCGATGTCCATCAGACTGCCGTAGGTCGAGCGCAGGGTCTGCTGCGTGGCATAGTCCATCGTGATGCTCGCCGTGTAGGAGATGTTTCCGAAACCCCGGCTGACCGGTTTCCCGCCCAGACCGTAGTTGGGCTCGATTTTGCGTTTCTTGCTCCATTTGATACCCGAAACGCCTTCGAGTACGGTGGAGCCTTCCTCGATTCCCAAAGCCGTACTGGCTAAGGTAATCATCGACCAAGAGTATGCGACGTTGTTTATGATTGCCATGTTTACATCTATTTAGCGGTTAGTGATAAGCCTTCCTCGACATAGATTTTCACGGCCACACCGACAGGTACGATGACATAGCTGATGCGCAGCGTATCGTCCACCAGTACGTTCTGGTTGGGGTCAATGGTCACGGCATAGCCGCTGATCTCCTGTGCTGCCTGCATCTTGGCCAATATATCACCGATCAGGGTCTTGAAGGCCGTAATCTTCGAGGGTGCGAGAAAGCCCGTTGCAGGGTTCACCATCAGAGGGCTGTGCAGATACGGTAGCAAGGCTTCGCGCACGGCACGGCGGCTCTTATTTATGGTACGGTTGCGGGCGATGGTACGGTAGTCCCCGTTGGAGCAGGTCTGGTCTTTGGAGATGTAAATGCCATTCTCCCGACCCGAATACTTGATGGGAAAAATGTATCCCTTGTCATCCAGTTCGTCCAGCAATACCGGCGAGAGGGATTCGTACAGGTTGGTCGATACGAATTCGTCCTCGGCATCGAGCGTAAGATCTCCGAACCCGAGCTCAATCTGCTGGAAGTCGTCGGCAAAGAGGTTGAACTGACGTACCCAGGCGATGGACTCGTGAACGCTCGCCTTGGCAAGGGCGCCCATGACAGCACCCAGGAATCCCACCGGCGTATGGTTCGGGTTGCGGGACTGAATCGTCGCGTTCTGGTCGTTCCGCGCCTGCCCGAAGATGACGCTGGTGCGGGACGACTCGCAGATGGCCGACGGGATACGGTTCAGGTCAATGACCTTTGCCTCTTCCGTGTCGCTGCCCGTGTTACCGGGGTTGGCGCACAGCACCACCGACAGGGGTTGGTTCAGCTCGGCCAGTGCCACCGCCTTGTCGTTGATGCCCTTGACGAGGTTCAGGTTGTATTTCTCCTGCTCGCCGTTGAGCTTCCAGAGCGGCTGCTCGGTCCAGATACCCACCTGCGAGATGAGCCCGTCCGCCGCGCGCTGCATCACGTCCAATGCGTCCCAGTTCTGGGAGCAGTCCGCGAACATGACATACAGCCGCCCCGGACCGTCGATGTTGCCGCCCATGCGAAAGAACTCGCGGATATGGTAGGCCGGAATACCGAACAGGAAGTTTTCGTTGGCCTCCTCGTCCGGGTCACACGCGACACGCTCCTGGATGCCGAAGTCCTGCACGGAGGATTTACGGCTGGTGATGCAGATGACATCGCCCGGTGCCACGTTCATCTCGTTGCTTTTCCCGTAACCGGCGGTAAAAAGGTCGGGCTGTCCCGATACGTCGAACAGCAGGCCCGTGATTTTCTCGTTGCTTGCGGATGCGGCATACGGCAGATTGCCGTCCACATCCTTGATGATTACATTACCTAAAGCCATATCGCCTGCATGTTATGATTTGTAATAGGGATTCTTGTAGAGGATGGCCTTGCCCCGGATGGCCGGAGTGGTCTGCGGCGTGTACATGCTGCCGTCGGCATCGATGTAGAGTTCCTTGTAGTCGGGAAATTTCCCGAGAATGGCCAACACCGCAGCCGGAATCTCGGTCGCCGCTTTCGGTGCCTGTTCTTTCTTCGGGTTTTTCTCGGATGCCGTATCTTTCTCCACAGTTGCTGCCGACGGTGCGGCTACCGTCGCATCGGGCTGGGTTGTATCTGTTTCGGGAATGGTCGTTTGAGTCTTTGCCATAGATATTTCGGTATGAAAAAGGGGGATGGAGCATGGTGTCCATCCCCCGCACGGTTATTATTCGGTGATTCGGTAAAGGGTTATGCCGTTTTGGCGTAGGCCGTATGGACGACGATTTCGGCAGGCTTGACGATGTTCACGTCCATCTTCATTCGCATTTGGAAGAAGAAGAGTTCCGAGTTGGATTGCAGGCGGTCCACTTTGAGGACTTCGGCATCGTTGGCGTAATCGACACCCATCCACAGGTT